ACTCGATGCCAAGTGTGTTTTTGTTGAAGCCACGGGCATGCCAAGCTTGTTCGCTGTCTTCACGAAGACGGTATATGGTACCGCCAGGCGCTACCAAGGCATGTGCTGACAACCCGTAGTCTTCCAGGAACTTCACCGCGTAAACTGGGGTGCCGCCGTCTTTGATATATTCAGCCATGCTGTGCACAACGATGGTGTCGGGGTGGTTTTGTTCGGTACCACCGTGCTCAATATGCGTGATGTATCTATTCATTCCGCTCTCCAGCGTGCTGTTGTTGCCTCAGCCACGCCTTGGCGACGAGGCTGAGGGTTTTTGAAATAAGGGGTTCCGCCATGGCCTGCTGGTAGGTGCTGTAGCGCCGCCGGATCCCCGGCGACAGTTCGTAGGCCACATGCAGAGCCAGTTCCTGTTCTGTCCATTCGTGTTGGCTGGCCATGGCGGTTGCCGTTAGATGCTGCCGCGCAGGATCATGGAGGCCTTGGCATGGCCTTTGATAAGGCGGTATACATCGTCCAGGGCGGTGTCGCGCACCTTCTCGGGGCGCACCAGGTCGTACCACATGAGCACCTTGCCTTCGCTCATGCGGTAGCGGAACCGGGCGGTGACGCTGAAGGGATCGCCCCCCTCGAATACCCGCACGCCGATGCCGATGGTTTCCGGGATCTTGAGTTCGCCCTTGGCGCCTGCGCCGCTTTCGATCTCTTCGTGGTAGCGCAGCTGCACCTGGCCGTCGGAGAGGCGCTGCCCGCTGTCAAAATGCACCTTGGTCTGACTTTTGAGGGTGAGCACGGTCTCCAGCATCTGGGCCGCTGGCGGGGTGACGATCTCGTCGAGGTTCTGCTCGATGAAGTAGGCAAAGTCCACCTGGCTCATCTTCTTGCCGTTGTTGGCCAGCCAGGCGTCCCACTCGCGGGTGGTTTTGCAGCGGTGGGTTACCTGATGATCGCACCATGCAGGGCTGTCCTTGTCGGCGTGGTAGTCGATAACGCCGGTGAATTCGCCGCGCTCGGTGTTGCAGAAGATCACGCTGTCGTCGGTGCTGAAGCTGTTGAAGTACTCGATGAAGTCCTGTGCGGTGTCGGTGACGACTCGCTGCTTCAACCGGGTGGGGGCAGGCATCAGGTCGGGGTAGGTCAGGACCTGCATGCTGTCGGGGATCATCACTGCCGGGATGCCTTCGATCTCCATTACCTGCATGCTTCCGAGCTGCTTTCCGGCTTCGATGGCGGCATCTACGCCGTTGCCATAGGCGATGCTTTCCAGTTCGTTGCTCATTTACGCGCCCTCCACGGTTCTGGCTGGGGCGGCGGCGGGCTCGTCGGCGCTGCGCAGGTTGAGGGAGGCCTGCTTGGGGTTGTCGCGCATCAGGTTGCCCTCGGGGGTGCCGTACATCAGGGTCATTCCACGCGGCAACTCAGGCAGCTTGGTAGTGGCCTTGTCGCGGATCTCGTACTGCCCATCGCCGATGGGTTTGACGATGATCTGCAGCGTGACGGTTGCCTGCCGGCCGGTTTCGCGGGCCATGTTGACGGCCTCGCCGAGCATGTCGCTAAGCTCCTCCTGGGTGGAGCCGCTGCGCAGTTGCGCGACAGTGGCGTTCCAGAGATCGGGTCTGCTCATTTGGGTGTTACCTCCTGTTTGATGGCCTGGCGGCCGGTGATGGTTTCAATCATGCGTTCGACATGCTCCTTGCGCAGCGCGAGCAGCTTTTTCTTGATCGTCTCGGACGAGACAAGCAGCGGGATGCCGTTATCAAACCAGATGGTCATTCCGGTGCTGCGCTCGAGGCCTTCAAGGTGCTTGAAGCTGGCGAACATGCGAGGGTGGACGATCACGTTGCTAAGCATTGGTCAGACTCCTTCTGCAATGACCAGGAAAAGGGCAAACAGGACGATGAAGGCGAGCGCCGCGATGAAGTCGGTAAGGTGGCGCGCTTTCATGCCGTGACCCCCTTCGGTTGTGTTCTGGAGCACTGTCCGCTGCAGCCACCGCAGCAGGCGCCGCCGTGGCCGACATTCAGCCGCCGCCGGCACTCCTGGCACATGCCGTCAACCAGGCCGGAGTCCCAGCGTCCGCAGGTGTCGCAGGTGGGCTCTGCGCGCTGTGGCTTTACGCCGAACATGGAGCGGAGCAGTGCGGTATCCGCCGGATCGGAGGCGACCTGCAGCGAGGTGGACTCGCCGTGACAGATCCATTCGTGTTCGTCCACGAACCCGGCGCTGCGCACCTCGCGCCCAGCGGCGGCTTCGGCATGGGAGAGGTACGACGGGAAGATCATCAGCGCCGGGAATGTCCGGGTGGCAAGGCGGATGTATTTGAGCATCGACATGATGGTTATCTCCCTGTTGTTATCGCGGTGCGTGGCCGTTATTTTTTGACTACCACCAGCTCGCCATTCTGTGTAATACCGGGCTGTGCCTTGAGGATGTCGCAGAGCTGGAGTTGCATGGACATTGCGTCATCGCGCCATTCATCGGCGCATTCCCAGGCGCGCATTGCCTCGGCTTCGGCTTTATCGGCGCGGTCTTCGGCCAGGTCGAGCCGCTCGCGCAGCATGACGACCTCGGCCCGGAGCTGCTCCAGGGCGATCGCGTCCAGCTTGCGCTGGAGGGTGTTGAGAACTCTGTCTCTGGCGGCGATGGTTTCGGTGGTGGTGCTCATGCCCCGGTCTCCCTGTGTTTGGCGGGTGTTCCATCCGTGGTAGATTCGAGGTGCAAACCAAACCAACCAACCACGGAGGAACACCCAATGAAAAATTCACCCGACCTTGCCACCCTTGAGATCGTCCAGCAGGTGCTGCGCGGCGTTGTGGTCGCGCTGATCGCTGAACACAAGGGAGACATGGCGCTCACGGCGTCAGTCCTGCAGGCCTTCGCCAGCGAGAGCAAGGTGGATCCGATGGCAAAGACAATCCTGCTCGACCTCGCTACAGGGCTCGATACGCTCGGCAGCGCCTTCGGACACAAACAGTGATGAGGTAACCCACTGCCGGAATCGGCAAACCTCGCCGCTGTCTTGATGCGCGGCGGCGAGGTCCTTGAACGCATCGCTTATGGTTGAATCAGTCAATTTGGTCATGCCACTGTCTCCCTGTTTTTCGGAATGTTGGGCGCAGTGTGCAAAATATTACGCGAACCGTCAAGCAAAATTTTGCGCGGTATGTGCGAATAGTGTGTAATATCTGTAACGGGTAGCGGCATAGGGCCGCGATCAGGCCATAGCACAATGGAGGTTGGAATGATGAAACCGATCGGAACGCCGGCGCCGCTGGGTGTCAGCGGCGGTTCAGCAATGAGGGAGGGAAAAGGTATGAACTATGCGAAAGCCAGGCTCTTGCAGGCAGAAGCAGAGGTGCTTTCGATGCGGGCTGAAAGGACGAACTGCCCGTATACTAGAGAGCTTCTACGTGCGCAGTCCAGCCTTGCATCTCTTGATGCAGCGCTAATCGAATGTCAGACAGCGACATCGTTCTTGCAGGCAAAATCATGAAGTTGCACCTCATAGAAACCTGCAGAGGCGTTACCGCTGAGTTAGTTTTGCAAATTGACGCTCAAGATCCAGCGTTTCTACGCGAAGCTGTTCAATCTTCTTCCATAGCTTTACTTGGCGATCAGCTAACCGAGGAGGAAGCGCTTGATCGGGCTCACCCCGAATTACTGAGGCTGCTTCGTGAAGCGCGTTTATCAGTCGAGAAAAGTCTGAATGTTGCAATGGCTGAACTCCTTGAGGCGGAATATGAGGAGCGCCGCGCCCGGAAAACGGAATGACCTGCGGTGGCGTGTACCGGTCCCTGTTCGCCGCCTCTCCCGCTGCCGCATCCTTGATGAGGGAGAGGCTGAGGTCGCGCCCCGGTGGACGTTATCAGTTGCCCGACCCTTTCTTCTTGCCGGAATGGCCGTTTGGGTCGTTGGCACCGTCATCCCCGTCCCTGGAGATATACTCAGCATTAGTGTCAAGAACTCGGCGACCAACATCATCCGCTTTGACATAAGTAGAGTAGAACTTATCGAACTTGCCTTTCTGCAGTAAATCAGGGTCGAAATCAGGCATCAACAGATGGTAGGTGTTCAAACCAAACGCCTTTGCAATCTTGGCTACCTTATCAATGCCAGGCATGTGACTACAACGGATGATCCCCCCAATAGTCCCATCAGCAACTTTGGCGCGTCGAGCAATCTCCTTATTGCTGAGACCGGCGCGATCCCGCAATAAACGGAGGTTTCTGGACAATATTTTCAGGTCAAAATCATCTTCCATCCCCCCGATGGTAAAGACAACCCCGCAAAATGTGTTGCGGGTTACGCAAGATTTTGCTTGACCTGACCGCGTAAAATTTTGCATCCTAGGCGCCATGAATACGAACCTTCTGGATACAACACTGGAAATGGCACGCAGTACCAGGCTGCCGGTCACCGGAACCTGCGAAGCCACGGGCGTGACCCCGCGCTGGTACTACATGTTCGTGCGCGGGGAGATCAAGGACCCTAGCGTCCGCCGGGTACAGCGCCTGCACGACTACCTGCTGGCCAACGCGCAAGCCGCGGCACACGACGACCAACCCACAACAAAGGAAGCCGATCATGAAATCAGCCATCGCTAAACTGCTCCGCCTGGCGGCGGAGCGTATTGACCCAGTGGCTAAGCCTATGGCTGGGGGAGCGACCGCACCAACCTCGAAAGCGCTATACAGTGCGTACCGGCGCTGGAGGAGTGAATGCTGCCAAGGCCATGCAGGCGTTCGGCAAACTGCTCCCTGACTGGTCGCTGATATGGGTGATCCAAGAGGTATGGATTGGGAGGACGCGCTTAACCAGCGGGTCGCCGAGAGAGAGCGGATGCGAGAACTTGATCTGCTAGAGCGATCGGTATCTCGAAGTCCGTGTCGGGGAGTCTGGTGCCCGAGGCAATGGCAAGAAACCATTCGCGCTGTAAGGCGTAAGTTGATTTCAGTGTTTCGGTGTCTTGGTGTGCGGCGATGAGTGTTCCAGCCAGCAGCCTCAAGGCCAGGCATTCCGCATTTAGCCGGTCGCAGCTTTCCTGCAATAGTTCGACCTTCCTGAGAAGAGTCATAAGTTTCTCCGTGGTGATGAGTGATGTGGAAATCCGAGTCTATCACGGAGCTGGCCGCGCGGCGGTGAACGTCGCCGGCCACCTTTTTCTCTGACACACAAGACAGCCAAGGCGGGACTCTACCCGCCGCGATAACAACAACGCGCCAACCAATGGGCGCAGCGGATAGCAACCAAAAAGAATAGGGGATGCGGTTTGTATTGTTCTGATTCGTCAATGTTAGCTCCTGCCGTCGGCCAGCCCTGGCCGCGTTCCTTTTTTGTTGTGGCCAGAATAGGCCGTCCGTTTCCCCCCATCCACGTTTTACTGCCGGAGGTGTAACCATGGACCAACTCGATCTTGCCATTCAGGCAACGGCGATGAAAACGCCAGGCGGCATGAAACGCCTATCGCAGCTGATGGGCGTCAACCACCAGACGCTGATCAACAAGTGCAACCCGAATACCGAGACACACAAGCTGAGCCTGCGCGAGGCTGTGGCGATGATGATGCACTCTGGGGATATCCAGATCCTGGAGGTGCTGGCAGCCGAGCTCGGCTACACCGTCGAACCCAAGGCGACGCGCGGCACTCGTGATCTGATGACGGCCGTGCTTAACGCCGATGCCGAGCACGGCGATGTGGGGCGTTCGATACAGGAGGCGATGGTTGATGGTCGCCTCACGGCACGGGAAGTGGCAAAGGTGCGCGATGAGGTGACCGAGGCCAAGCGCGCCCTCGATGAACTACTGACCACGGTGGTGGTGATGCACAAGGACAAGAGCCTATAGCCGCGGGCGACCTGGAGGGACTATGGACAAGACACCAAACCAAGAACGCAACCCCGCTCCCCGTAATAGCTGGGCCGGTTCGTGCCGCCGGAAAATTCACCAACAATCCGCCAGCCACTTCACCTCGGTGAAACAAGATCCGGTCGATGGGTCCTTCCTCAGAAACAGTGCTCGCGGGTACTTCACACCCCGTTTTTTTTCTAGGGTGTGGGGTGGCGGCATAGTGAACTGGGTGGCCGGGGTTCCGGCGCCACGGATGACAGTGTGTACCCTCGTCGGGGGTGGCGCGTGCTGAAGGTGAAGCTGGACAAGACCAAGCTGAAGGTGCTGGAGAAGGTCGGCAAGCAGGCTCGGTATGCTGCCATGGTAGCGCTTACCCGCAGCGCGAAGGCGGCGCAGGAGGCAATCAAGAAGGAGATGCCGCAGGTGTTCTCCAACCCGACCCCATACACCCGCAACTCGCTCAGGGTGAAGCCGGCGAAGAAGACCGACCTGCAGGCGGCGGTACTGTTCAAGGACAGCGGGAAGGGCAACAGTGCCGGGGATTATCTCCGACCGCAGATCTACGGCGGATCGCGCAGGCAGACCCGGATGGAGTACTGGTTTCGGATGCGCGGGCTGATCTCCGCCAGCGAGTTCCTGGTACCGGGCCGCGATGCGCCGCGAAACAAGTACGGCAACCTCCGCCCGGGCATCTATCCAAAGATCATGAGCCAACTGCAGCTGGGCGCTGACCGCTATATGTGGAGCTCTGACTCGGCGCGCAGCAAGCGTAACGTGAAAAAGTCAGGGACTTATTTCTGGTCGACCGGGGTGACTCACCTCGGCAATCGAGGCCTGCCGCGCGGGCTGTATCTGCGCAAGGGCAAGAAACTGACGATCATCATGATCCCGGTGAGCAGCGTGAACTACTCGAAGCGGTTCCGCTTCCATACGGTGGGTCAGCGCAAGGTGCGCGAGGTGTTCCGGGGCGAGTTCGGCAAGGCCTTCGCCGAGGCGATGAGGACTGCTCGATGAGCTGGGAGAATTACAGCGACGTTCTCGATCAGCTGCAGGCGGCAGGCCTGTTGGTCAATGACCTCGAGGTGAACACACACAAGCCGGTGCGTTGTTACGTCGACGGCGCCGGGCGGGAGAAGCGCGGCTGGTACTGGCTCTCCGAGTTCGACATCACCGACAAGGACGGCAGCCGCAAACCCTACATCGTCGGCAGCTTCGGGGTGTACCAGGGCAACGACAACGGCAAGCAGAAGGTTGAACTGAAGAAGACCGGCGCCAGCCTGAGCGCCGATGAGCGCAAGGCTATCGCCGCCAGGCACAAGGAAAACGCGCGCCGCGCCAAGGCGATGCGCGATGCCGAGGCACGGCGGGCCGCTACAGAGGCGGCGGTGGTGTGGAGCCGCTACCTGCCGACCGGCGAATCCGACTACCTACAGCGCAAAGGGGTGCAGGCCTACGGCGTGCGCTTCGCGCCGAACGGATCGGGAACGATCGCGGTACCGATGATGGACGCCGCCGGCCGCTGTCATGGGCTGCAGATCATCCGGGGCAAGGATCGCGGCAATAAGCTGGAAAAGCAGTACTGGCCGAAGGGCCTGAATAAAACCGGGCACTATCACCTGATCGGGATGGTGTCCGGCGTGGTGCTGGTGGGCGAGGGGTACGCCACCTGCGCCACCGCACACGAGGCCACCGGCCTGCCGGTGGCCGTGGCGTTCGATGCCAACAACCTGCTGCCGGTGGCGCAGGAGCTGCGCAAAACCTACAAGAGCGCGCGGATCCTCATCCTCGCCGACGATGACTACCTGCAAAAGTGCAAACACTGCCGCCAACCCACCGTGGTGGCGGTACCGGAATGCAGCCACTGCGGCGAACCGCACGGCCAGGAGAACCCCGGCGCAAAGGCGGCGCAAGCGGCGGCGCTGGCGGTGTCCGGCGCCTGGTGCGCGCCGCAATTCCCGTCCGACCGAAACGGACAGAAGATCACCGACTTCAACGACCTGTACCAGGTCCCTGATGGCGGCCTGGCCTCCGTCCGGGTGCAGATCGAGGAGGCGATCAAGAAGGCCGGATGGGCCGAGCTGCTCACCGCCTCCTCGGGGCGGACTCCCACTCAGGGGGAGGGGGAACGCCGTGGCGCGGTCTCTGTCATGCCGCTCGATGAAGCGGTGCAGCGGTTCGTGCCGCTGGACGACGGCACGGGGAAATACCTGTTTGATACCTGGCGCCGCCGCGTGGTGCACAAAGACCAAATGGCGGCGGTGCTGGCTGCCGGTGTCCGCTGGGACGATGTCAAGCGCAGCCCGTTGTGGGTAAACCGGGGCGCGTTCTATCTCGACCAGGTCGGCTTTGACCCGACCGAATGCGACAAGGACGTGCTGCTCAATACCTGGCAGGGCTGGCCGATGACGCCGAAGCCCGGACGGTGCGGGGTGATCCTCGACCTGCTGCAGTACCTCTGCTCCGGCGAAGAGAACAGCATCGAGATCTACGACTGGCTGCTCAAATGGATGGCCTACCCGCTGCAGAACCCCGGCGCGAAGATGAGCAGCGCGGTGATCATGCACGGCCCGCAGGGTACCGGCAAAAGCGCCGTGTTCCAAACACTGGCGAAGATCTACGGCGACTATGCCACGGTGCTCAACCAGCGCGGCCTCGAGGACAAATTCAACTCCGACTGGGCAGACAGCAAGCTGTTCATCCTGGCCGAGGAGGTCGTCACCCGGGCCGAGATGTGGCACATCAAAAACGAGCTCAAGGAGCTGGTCACCGGCGACTGGATCCGCGTCAACCCGAAAAACGTCGCCGCCTACCGACAACGCAACCAGGTCAACATCGTCTACCTCTCAAACGAGGGCCAGCCGCTGCCGCTGGAGAATGACGACCGTCGCCACTTGGTGGTGTGGACGCCGCAGAAACTGCCCGAGCATTTCTACGACGAGGTGTGGCTGGAGATCGAAAACGGCGGAGCGCAGGCGCTCTACCACCACCTGCTCGAACTCGACCTCACCGGGTTCCACCCGAAGAAGCGCCCGCCGATGACCGAGGCAAAAGAGGCGCTGATCCAGCTCAGCAAACCCTCCGAGGATCGCTTCCTGCAGGACCTGCTGGACGGCGAAACGCCGTGGCCGGTCAAACCGTGCGCGAACAAACAGATCTACACCGCCTACCTGAAGTGGTGCCGGGAGAACGGCGTGCGCAACCCGCGCGAGTCGAACCAGTTCATCGGACACATCAACCGACTGCCCGGCTGGGTCAGCAAACCGATGAACCTCTACGAATCATGCCACTACGGCGGAGATCTGTACAAAAAACGCATGGTGGTGCCGCCCCTCGATGCCATGACCAGAGCCGGTACGGCGCAGCCTGAGAACGTCACAAAAAGCCAATGGCTGACCGACTGTTTTTTTGATTGGGCCAATAAGATGGATTCCGCCCAATGATGGAACACATGGAACACGCGATAGAACACCAGCCAATTCACCGCAACGCCAAGCGCCATGCGGGATGGAACACATGGAACAGATGGAACACCCAAAAAACCCCGCGCGCGTATGCAAACACACACACATCACGTGCAAATAAAAACACTCTCACGTGTGCGCGACCCCTGTTCCATGTGTTCCATCTGTTCTATTTAAATAAAAACAAAAGGTTATGTGATTTTTTGCCTGTTCCATCGCCTGTTCTATCTGTTCCATCGCCTGTTCCATCACAAAAAACCACAAAACAGGGCCTCGCCATGAAGAAAAACGAACACCGCGCGCCTAATCCGGTTGCCAGGGGCAAACCCCACCTCAACCTCACCCACCTCGCCCCCGCCATCAAGGCCGAGGTATGGCGCGCCTTCCAGCAAGACGCCCCCGCCCTGGCGCGCCTGCTGGAGTGCGAAGACCTGCTCACCATGCAGATGCGCTGGGACGCCGAGGTCAGCGTCTCGCTCGACCAGCTGCCGCCCTCCGCCCTGGCGATCATCCACCAACACATGGAGTCCGCATGAGCCACGCCATCACCTACCGCCCCATCGCCGAGCTGGCGCCATACGCCCGCAACGCGCGCACCCACAGCGACGCCCAGGTGGCGCAGCTTGCCAGCGCCATCGAGGAGTTCGGCTGGACCAACCCCGTACTGGCCGACGCCAGCGGCATCGTTGCCGGCCACGGCCGCGTCATGGCCGCCCAGCGCCTCTACGCCAGAGGCCTGCGCATCAAGACACCCGGCGGGGTTGATATCCCAGACGGCACCGTTCCCACCATCGACTGCACCGGATGGAGCGAACCGCAGCGCCGCGCCTACATCCTCGCCGACAACCAGCTCGCCCTGCAGGCCGGCTGGGACGAACAGCTGCTGGCGCAGGAGCTGGCCGACCTGCAGGCGCTCGACTGCGACCTCAGCCTTACCGGCTTTGCCGAAGATGAACTGTCGCGGCTTCTCGCGGGCCTGGAGGCGACGGAAGAGGGGCAGACCGACGAAGACGCCATCCCCGAGCAAAAGCCCGACGTGGCGCCCGTGTCTCGGCCGGGGGATGTTTGGCGGTTAGGGTTGCACCGGATCATGTGCGGGGATTCCACCTCAACCACCGACGTGGAACGCCTGCTGGCCGGGGCCAAGCCGCACCTCATGGTCACCGACCCGCCTTACGGGGTGGAATACGACCCGGAATGGCGGAATGAGGCGGAACGCGCCAATGGGGAAAAGGTCGGTGCCATGGCGACCGGGGTGGTGCTGAACGACGACAAAGCCGACTGGCGCGAGGCCTGGGCGCTGTTCCCTGGCGAGGTGGCCTACGTCTGGCACGCTGGCATCTTCGCCGGGGAGGTACAGGACAGCCTCAAGGCCTGCAACTTCGAGATCCGCTGCCAAATCATCTGGGGTAAGCCGCGCTTCGCCATCTCCCGCGGCCACTACCACTGGCAGCACGAGCCCTGCTTGTACGCCGTCCGCAGGGGGGGGGTAGGACACTGGCAGGGCGATCGGTCGCAAACCACCCTCTGGACCATCGCCCACAACAAATCCGAAACCGGCCACGGCACGCAAAAGCCCGTCGAGGCCATGCTGCGCCCCATCCAGAACAACTCCCAGGCGGGCGATGCGGTGTACGAACCCTTCAGCGGCTCGGGAACCACCATCATCGCCTGCGAGAAGTCCGCGCGCCGCTGTTACGCCATGGAACTGAACCCGGCCTACGTCGACATCGCCGTCCGCCGCTGGCAACAATTCACCGGCAAGCGCGCCACGCTTGAGGCGACCGGCGAGCCGTTCCCGGAGGTGGTGGCGTGATGCTATGTGCTGCGCAGCTTCTTCAGCGCCCGGTAGATGGTCGAGAGGGCGATACCTTCGGCCTTCGCCGCAGAATAAGCCGTCTCACCATTTTTCACGCGATCAATCGCCCGCTCAGTGGCGCTGGATGTTTTGCCAGCCATCGTTCTCTCCTTTTACGCTTTTTCGTATCCACCCTTGAACAGGGTGGCAGCTTCTGCCGGGGAGGAAGGTACCCAAAACTATATAGCATGATGCTATATAAAACAAGGGGCGTCTGAAAAAAAATGCAAACAAACGAACTCACCAGAAAACAGTTTGCACAGTTGAACAGCTGGTCACCGTCCTACATTACCAAGCTGGGCGATCAGGGGCGGCTGGTGCTGACGCCAGATGGCAAGAAGGTGAAGGTGGCAGAAACCATGGCGCTCATCGCTGATACAGCTGGCAGCCGCGACGACGTGACCCAGCGCCACGCCGAGGGCCGCGCCGCGCAGGCTGGTGGTTTCACGGGGAACACCCCAGGCGCCGATGGCGGCGATGCCAGCATGGCACAGGCGCGCAAGGTGAAGGCGGTCAGCGAAGCCCGCCGCCTCGCCGCACTGGCAGACCAGGAGGAGATGGAGCGCGATCGTCTGGCCGGCACCCTACTGCAGAAAGAGGACGTCGACTTTGCGCTCAATGACTACGGTGCCACCCTGCGCGGCCTGCTGGAGAATCTTGCCGATCGCCTCGCCCCGGTGGTCTACCCACTAAAAACGCTGGACGAAACCCACGCCGCGATAAGTGAGGCCGTTGACGCATTGCAAGATGAGCTGGCCGAGACCATGCACCGCCGCATGGAGGCGTTAGGAGCTCAATGAACCAGACAGCCGCCACCGCCCGCCGCTCCCGCGTCACACTGCAGCACGGCCGCGCCTACTGCTACGGCAAGCTGGCCCGCGCCTCCAAACCCCGCGATCGCCTCACCGTCTCCCAGTGGGCGGATCGCCACCGCTGGCTCTCCAGCAAACAGAGCGGCGAAACCGGCCGCTGGCGCACCGCGCGTAACCCGCTGCTGGAGGAGATCCAGAACGTCCTCTCGGCGCACCACCCGGCGCGCAAGATCGTGATCATGAAGTCCAGCCAGGTCGGTGTCACCGAGGCGATGATCAACTGGCTCGGCTACATCATCGACCACGCCCCGGCCCCGGCCATGGTGCTGATGCCGACGCTCGAAAGCCGCGACGCCTGGAAGGTGCAGAAGCTCAACCCGCTGTTTGCCGAGACCCGGCAGATCCGCGACATCATCGGCGGCCTGCGCAGCCGAGACTCGGCCAACCGGCAGGACATGATCGACTTCCCCGGCGGCATCCTGTTCCTCGCCGGCGGCAACTCCCCCAACTCCTACGCGCAGCGCTCCGTGCGCTACCTCGCCCTGGACGACCTCGACCGCTTCCCGGCGGAGGTCGGCGAGGAAGGCGATCCGGTCGCCCTCGCCGAAGGGCGCCTCAAGGCGTTCGAGCGCAGCAAGCTGCTGCTGGTCTCCACCCCCACGGTCAAGGGCGCCAGCCTCATCGAGCGAGAGTACGAGGCCAGCGACCAGCGCCATGCCCATGTGCCGTGCCCGCACTGCGGTGAATACCAGCGCCTGACGTGGGGCAACATGCACTGGGACCCGTCCGTCACCCGCGCCTGGTACGAGTGCGCGCACTGCGGGCAGGGCATCGAGGAGCACCACAAGGCGCAGATGCTGCCGCAACGCCGCTGGATCCCCGAGCGCCCCGAGATCAAGACCGCCATCGGCTACCAGTTCTCCGCGCTCTACGCCCCCATCGGCCTCGGCCCCTCCTGGATCGACCTGGCGCACCGGTGGAAAAAGGCGCAGAGCGATCCGGCCCTGCTGAAGACCTTCATCAACACCGACCTCGGCGAAGCCTGGGAAGACCAGACCAGCGCCCTCAAGCCGCACGAACTGGCCAAGCGCATGGAGGATCTCAAGCCGCGCACCATCCCCATCGGCTGCCTCGCCATCACCGTCGGCGTCGACACGCAGGACAGCTGGCTCGCCGTGCACATGCTCGGCTGGGGCGCCGATCACCTCTGGGTGCTGGAGTACCACGAGATCCAGGGCGACACCACCCGCCCCGAAGTGTGGGACGAACTCGAAGCCTACCTGCACGCCTGGCCGGTGAACGCCTTCGGCAAGGAGATCCGCTTTCGCGCCTGCGGCATTGACTCCCGCGGACATCGCACCGAGGAGGTGCGCCAGTTCGTCGCCCGCTCATCGCTCAAGATCCCCGCCTACGCCATCCAGGGCAGCACCCGCCGCATGGGCCGCCCCATCGCCACCCAGGCCAGTCAGCCGGACAAAACCAAACGCGGGCGCGCCGTTCGAGGCGGCGCCGTGCGTGGCGGCGGCGGCGTGTGGAACGTCGGCACCGAGCACTGCAAGGATTTCATTATCGGGCGCCTCGCCAGCGACAGCGAACTGGCCCCGCAAGATGGCTACATCCGCTTTTGCCGCGATCTGCCGGACGAGTATTTCGACGGCCTGCTCTCCGAATTCTTCAACCCACAGACCAACAGGTACGAGCAGAAAAAGGGCGCCCGCTGGAAACGCAACGAACCGCTCGACACCATCGTCTACGCCTGGGCCATCGGCCACCACCGAGAGGTCAATCTCGGCCGTCGGCGCAACGGCAAGATCGACCCCAACTACTGGACCCGCCTCGAAGCCGTGCTCGAGCCCGACGGCACCACCGTACACGTACCGGTTGCCGCACCAGCCGCCGCCGTGCCCGAGGCATCGCCGGCCCCAGCCGCGCCAGTCGTGGCGCAACAGCAGGAACCTGAGCAGGCGCCAAAGCGCAACCCCTTTGCACCCATCACCATGAACAGGGACTGAGACCAATGAGCGGAAATAAAAACAGCGGCAACGAACTACTCACCATCGTCCGTGAAGAGCTGGAGCAGGGCGCCCCCATGGTCGGCATCAACGGCCGCGCCGCCCGCGACCTCGCCCGCGCCGTGTGCGAGCGCATCATCCTCCGCGCCGGCGGCAAGCAGTGCTACATCCCCCTGGAAGACCGCAGCCGCCTGCGCGCCGAAGCCCTCGCCGACTTCACCGGCGACAACCACGACGAGGTGTGCAGCCGCTACCGGATCAGCCGTAAGACGTTGCTGCGCTGGTGTAGTAAAAAATAGGTTGCAGTAGTCCCGAAACGGGACTATATTTAATCCAACAGCAGCACATTGCACTCGCGCCTCGGAGACCAGGGGCACAAACAGGGAGAAACACAATGGCCAAAGCACACATCACCTGCCAGTCATGCGGTACCGTCGTAAGCGTCGGCACCAGCAAGAACCGCCGCGACGCCGACCGGTACGCGGAGTACATGGAGTCAAAGGGGTATCTCTGCGACGAGTGCCTGACGAAGCAGCGCGAGGCGGAGAACGCAAAGGCTGCCGAGCAGAACGCCGCGGCGGGCCTTCCTGAGTTGACAGGCTCAGAAAGTCAGATCGCATGGGCAGAGACAATCCGCAGCACCATCATTGAAGAGATCAGAAATAATCTTGACAGTTATCTTAGTTCAGCGACAAAAAAGGCCTATATGCTCGGCAGGACACGAGAGCCATTATTTAATGAAGATACTGCGCATCGTGTTGGTGAAGAGATTATTTCAAGGATTTCTGCGCAGAAAAATGCGGCGTGGTGGATAGACAACCGCAGCAAAGACCCGCACCAGATCATGCGTGAGTTCGGCAAAGATATCGCAAAAGAGTTCTCCCGAGGCGACTTTACCAAAGAAGCGGAATCCGCAAAGGCGGAGGCAACCGTCATACCGGAATCCGAAATCACGGCCACTGTCGCAGAGATCACCCACACCGATAACACCATCACCATCAACCTACCTGAGAAGATCGAGTCGTTCAGACTGCTGATGCACGACCTGGGCTACCGCTGGAAAAATAATGCTTGGCAGCGCGTTATCGGCGTCACTGCTGGCACCGCTGAGGATCGCATGGCGGAGGCAGGCAACAAGACACTGGCGCTCGGCATCCCGGTGCGCATCTACAACACGGATATCCGACGCAAGGCCATCGACGCCGACTTCGAGCCTGAGCACAAACGGTGGCTGACACAGCTGGTGAGCGGCGAATACGCTGGTTGGATCTGCATTCAGTGGGCGCGTGAGGACGATCTCTACGCCGCGGCCAAGGCGCTGCCAGGGGCTCGCTACCACAAGCCGCACGTCGTTGTGCCTGCCGATCAATACGAAGCCCTGGCCGATCTGGCCGAGGCGCACGATTTCCGCATCAGCCCCGGAGCACAGGCAGCTATGGACGCAGCCAAGGCCGCCCATGATGGCGCCGTAGTGGCCGCTCCTGCAGCGGCGCCAAAGGCGGCGTACCATGATACCGGTGCGATGGCGGAACCAACGGGCGATATTCACGACGAACTACGCGATGAGGATGAAGAGATGGCCGGATTCGACCCTGAAAAACATTACGAAGATGGACGCCGAGTTTATATCAACATGAAGACAGGCGATCTTTCCCCATCGAAGCTGGACGATGATTACGAGGTCGCCATATTGACTCGTGATGGAAAGTGGCGAAAGGCCACCAAGGCGGAAGAGGTGAATGCCTACTCAGACATGATTCAGGTTCCTGTTTCCAATGATAG